GCCGGGTCTTTGTCACAAGCAGCCAGACAGACATCCGCCACGAACAGGCAGCAATCATTTTCACCCCAACAAAAAGGCCGCTCGCTGGCGGCCTGAATGGTCTGGATGATGCGGAGTTGCCAATCTGGGTGGCGCATGATTAGTCCTTGTAAATAAACCCAGGCGCGTCCTTCTTACTGCCCCAGTAGATGGAGCGGTCGGCCATCTCGTTCTGGTAGCGAAAGAAGCGGTCATCGGGGTGCAACCGGCGGTGACTCTCGTCGGTGTTGCGCATGTTCAGCCCCTTCTGCCAATCCTCGAAGATATTGGAGATGGTGAGCTGAATGGTGTTGGTCTTGCCCGCCTTGACGGGGGTCTGGGCGATGCGCCCCTTGAACTGCAGGCAGGCTTTGAGCGGCACCTCGGCGGGGCCGATCACCACCAGATAGAGCCAGGCCATTCGGTCAACGATGCGCTCGCGCATCACCTCGGCCAGCATGCTGTCATCGAGCCCGGAGAGGCTGACGTTGAGCTTGGTTGGCGAGGTGGACAGCTGCTCTTTCTGGGGGCTGACCGCCCCCATCGAGCCCACGCCGTAATAGGTCTCGCCGCCGATCACCAGCTCACCGAGACCGGAGTGAATGCGGCTGATGCCGCTCACCAGATCCAGCTTGAGCGCGTAGAGCGCCGACACATGGGGCTGGTTAAGGGCGGCCATCACCTCGGGATCAAGGCCGACAATCATGGATAGAATGCCTCCGTGAACGAGAGTGATACATCGGTGAACACACCTGGCACCCGGTTAAAGGTGGCGGCCTTGTCATCCTTGATGCGAAACACGCCACAGGGCCGGTCAACAACCAGCGGGGTGCCGGATGGATGATTGGCCCGCAGCATGGGGGCCACCCTGATCAGGGCGGCCCCGCTCAAATCAGAGGTGACATCTGCGATCACCCGCTTTAACTCATCCCCCACCTGCACCCAGTCTCCAAGGCGCAGCACCAGGGTGTTTGGCGCCCAGCCGCGACTGGTCAAACTGGTTCGCATGGCCAGCGCCTCGGTCACGATCGGGGCACCATGCACCGGCTGGGGAGATCCGACCAGACGGGCGGCGAAATCCCACATCCTGACCCTACCGCGCTGACCGTCTAGCGAGAAGATCAGCGCCTCAAGACGGCGGGCCTTGTCGGCTGGCAGGTTTCTGAACGTCACCTGCATCACCACCTTCGCCCCCGGCGAGTCGGCGGTTTGCACCGACCCCGTCCATGGGGATTCAAACGTCCTGGTCATGGTCTCAAGACCCAACCCCATGTCGCTCGGGATCAGGTCTACCGGCCAATCAATTACCTCTGACATAGCGATATCACCCTAATACTCTGCGAATTTGGCCGTAGTTCGAGACATCCTCGACCACCATCTGATATGCCCGCTTGGCCCCGGCCTCGGCGCCTTGCTCTGCTGCCGAGCGCATCGCATTGGCCAGCGCCTCATCACCGGAACCGGTGACGCTGATATGCTGGATAATCGTCACCCCCTCACCCGACTGGCCGCGCCCGGCGGCACGGTCAAGAATGGCGGCGGACTCGCGGCGGCTGGTCACATTGGCAGGGCCACGAACCAGGGTGCCGTTGACGAACTCATCACCGAGCTCAGACACGATGCCAAACTGGTTGGCCGGAATATAGCCGCCCTTGTCGAACATGCCAGCAAGGGTCTGGCCTGCCACAACGCCGATAGAGGCATAACCCAACGCCTTGACGCTGGCCGCCAGCGGAATGCTATACGGCGCAGGAACGGCACCTAGCGCCTTAGTAGCCGCATCTTCTGTTGCCACGATCATCGATGGAATCGCCGCCGCTTTCTGCGCCGCAAACAGCACTTTATAGAGGGCGGATTGTTCCATCCCAGCCTGCTGCATCGCCGAGGTGGTGATACTCATCTGTTGTTGGGTAAACGTCAGCAACTCGGCCGCCACCGTGGCCTGATACTCGCGCTGCTTGTTGACCCGGTCGTTTTCGATTTGTAGCAAGCGGGATTGGTGATCTTGCTCCAAAAGCTCGCGGGCACCGTAGCGCTCCATCTGCAGTTGCATCTGCAGCTCGTGATTGCCGGCAGCCGCATCATAGGCGCTGGCGTATTGCTGTTGCAGTCGAGCCTGGGCATCTTGCCAACGGCTAGCCTCCTCGATAATGGAGGCGCCATAGGCTTCCTGAGCTTGAACTGCACGGGCGTCATACCAGCGCTGGTCTACCCCGGCGAGGTCAGCATTGCTGTTCTCAAGCAATTCTTGGCGCTTGGACAGCTCGCGGGCGATCTGTGCGGTTTCCTCACGGAAGGAATCGACGGCGGCATAATTGGCGGCCTTGGCTTTCTTCGGCACCTTGATGGCGGCAGGGATCTCAACCACGCCAGTGGAACGTGGAGCGCCGGGAGGAGGCAAGGGGGCTCCACCATCACCTGTAGCCGTCGTCGAGTTCACGATCTTCTGACGCAGTAGGTCATAACTGGCATAGAGGCTATTGAACCTGCTGGATGCGCCAACATCTAAAAACGCCTCCATGTCCGACTTGGCCAACTGCATCGCCGTGCCCAATTTGTCCAGCGTTGGCAGCATGGCGTCAGGCTCGCCCATCGTTTCGTACTCACGCACCGAAGCGTCGTACTCCATCTTGGCATTGCTGTAGCGCAGGGCCGCCTGCATGTACTTGTCGCGAGTAGCACTGTCGGTACCGATCCACGAGAGTAATTTTGCCTTGGTGATAGCCTCCTCTATTCCCTCTATCAACGGCTGGAGAGCAACGGCCGCATTTTTTGCCCCATCAAGCACGTAAAGCGCGATCCCTTTGCCCAACTCGGCAAAACCGCCCTTGGCCTCGGCACTGTCGGTGATCCAGGTTCTGATCAGGCGGGAGCCCTCCGCCACGGCCGGAGCCATGCTGGCCTTGACCTGTTGCCAGAGAGCCCCTATCACCGACACCAGCCGATCCAGTTCGAGACGGGCATCGCGCACGGCGGCGAACTGGCCACCGGTGAGCGCCATTCCCATCGCCTCGATGCTGTCGGCAAAAGTCAGCAGCTCCCCGTTGCGGGTGTAGAGGGTATCGAACAACTCGGCGGCGGCGTCGTTCAGTTCGTCGAGCCAGAATCGCGCATCGCTGGCGCTCATCTTCTGCAGCTCGGCGGTGAAGCGGCGCAGTTGCTCGTCCGGCGAGAGGGCCGCCCAAGACTGCGCCGACTGGCCGATCTGCTTGAAGAAGTCCGCCATGGGGCCGCCACCGGTCTTGGCGGCGTCGGCGATCTTGACGTTGAGATCTTTGATCACATCCGCCAGCCGCTCACTACTGGAGCCCGCCCACTCTGCGGCCTGGGCGTAGGCATGCCACTGCTGCGCGGCAATGCCCACATTGCGGCCGAGCTGGGCAGTCTGGTCCAGCGAACTGTACGCGGCCTTGATGCCCGCGAGGGCAGCCCCCGAGCCGAGGGCAATCAGCGCACTGCGCAGGCTGAATATCTGCGCGATCGTGGCCTGCACACCACCGGCCACCGCCTTGGCACCGGTGACGATGCTGCCGCCAAAGCTGGTGAAGTCGTCTCGGGAACGTTTCAGCTCGCTGCGAAACTGTGCAGCATTGAGCCCCAGGGTGGTGACCAGGGAACGAAGTACGGCCATGGGGGCTCCTTACCCAAGCAGCGCCTTGACGGCAAGCCGGGACTCTTCTGGTGTGATGGTGTTGGGGTCTTTCGGGGTGGGGTGCAGACGTTCGTGCTCAAGCCAATACCACGCCAGCCAGGTATTCAATTCGGAGACCGGCAAGGCCATGATCTCCGTGATGCTCTTGTGTAGATCCAGCGCCAGGCGGATCACCAGCTTCATGGTGTCGCTGGCGCTTATTCGTTTTTTTCCTGCTCCAGTGCCTTTTCGCCCATGTGGTTGAGGCGCTTAGCCACCGGCAGCAGCCGGTCAACCAGGGATATGGGCATGGCGTCCATCAGCTGCGGCACATCGTCTTGGGTAGCCAACGGATCTCCATCCTCGTTGACCATACAGGCCACGAGCAGGGAGACCATCCACTGGAACGGGTTGTCGATCAGGGGGTGGCCGGTGAGTGGGTCAAAGTTGCGCTGCTGGTAATCCTGCAGGCCGGCGACGGACATCTCACGCACGATGATCTCCATGTCGTCCCCAAACTCTGGGGCCGGGACACGCTCATGGCGATAGGCCAACTTGTTGAGCAGGGCCAGCGCCGTGACGGTGGTACTCTTGGGTTTCTTCGCTGTCATGTTCGATTACGCCCCCACCTTCTTGCCCCAGGTCACTTGGCCGTTTTGCTTGCACGGCACCACCCAATCGATAGTCTTGTCGCCCCCGGTCTCATCGCGCATATAACCCAGCAGCACCACCTCATACTCGGCGGTCACCTTGTCAGGCCACTCGTGCTGGATGATGACGATCTTGCGCGCCCGTGCGGCAGCAAAGAACGCTTGCTGACCTTCGTCGGCGTCATAGGCTTTACCCTTGAGCTCCTTGTCCGGGCCATCGAACAGGCCGGCGATATAGCGTTTGGAAGTGTCCTCCAGAGTGGTTTGCTCCAGAGTCGGAGTCTTCTCGCCGACCTGGCCGATGGAGATGGTGCCAGGCACCTGCTGGAAGGCCGTGGCGGCGCCCTTCTCCTTGAAGAAGGTCAGGGTGCCGGCACCCAGGACGGCGTCTTGCGGGGATGCTGGAGTGGTCATGCTCTATTTCTCCGATTGGTGGTTTGGATCTCAACGATGGCGCGCAGCTCGCTGCCGCCCTCGCTCTTGGCGTCCCGCGCATCGAGCACGGTCACCCGTTGAAACTGATCAGTGGTGGTGCCGTCCAGGGCGGAAAGCCGGTTGGCCAGCTCGTCGAGCTCCGTGCGGCGGGTGGCGAACAGGTCGATCTGCCAGTTGTGACTCTGCAGGGTGATCCCGCCCTCCAGGGTGCGGGCGGCTTGCACCGGCGAGGTGAGGAAGTAGCCCGCCGCCGGCAGCGCGGCATCTTGAGGCACGGTGCCGGGGTATGGCTCAATGCCCAGGGCGCCGCTGATCAGCCGGTGAAACGCTTCTCTGAAAATCATCGCAATGCCTTGTCGATGGCCGCTGACAGCGTGGTGCGCTGGATCTCGAGCGCATCCTCGATATGGCGGTCAAATGCCGGGCGGATAAAAGGGCGCGCCTCGATACCGGGGTGAATAAGCATCTCTTGCCCTGGGCGGTCGCGACGCAGGTGGGCGCGCTTCTGCGCCTTGGCCGAATCGCTGTGCTTCTTGAGGCTGGCCCCCGAGGCGAGGCTGTGCTCGCGGGTGCCGTGCTCCAGCCAATAGGCGTACACCGGGGCGTCGATGGCCTTGCCTGCCGCCACCTGCACCTTGTAGTTCTTGAACACCCCGACCGAGGCCACCACATCGGCCCAGGTGGGATTGCGCGGAATGCTGACCCGCAGCTTGATGCTCTCGCCCAGCTGACCGGTGTCGTGATCCCAGTTCTGTTCGTACAGCGAAAGCGTATCGGCTAGTACCGGCTGAGCCGAGGTGCGGGCGACTTCCCTCAGCACCTTCTTCTGCACGGCCAAATCCAGATTGGCGAGTTGGCTCTCCAGCTCATCGAACCCGGACACATCGAACGAAATGGTCATGGGTCACTCCTCTCCGCGGTGATAGTCAGCCAAGCGCGGCGCTGATCGGGCTGCACCAGTTTGATATCCAGCACCTCCCCCGAGCCCACCAGCCTGATACGCTGCGCGGTGGTTACGCCGGGGCGATGGCGGATACGGATGCTGTATTGCCCCTCGCTCACCTCCCGTCCGGCGCGGATCTGCTCACGCCCGCCGATCATCTGCACATCTGCCCAGATGGGCGGGGATTCGCCCCAGTCGTCGAGGGGCTGGCCGACGGCATCCCGGCCACTCTGGCGGGCAAGCAGGGTGATGCGATCACGTAAACGACCTGCGGGCATGGTTCCTCCGGCAATAAAAAACCCCGCCTAAGCGGCAATGCTGTTCACTTAAGAGAATTTGAGTTCCAGTCCACGTAGTATCAGGGCTAAAAAATGAGGGAGGCATGATGCCTCCCTCTTTCTATTGCAAGCCACGCTGGATAAAGGCTGAAGGAACATCGACTGGAAACAGCCTTGCTCCCCCAACTCAAGTCGCATTTATGAATAATTAGTCAAAAATGTGCTTATCTGAACAGCATTGCGCCTAAGCGGGGTTGGTAGTGATGTCCGGTCAGCGGTGGTGCCACCAGATCAGGGGGCAATCTCGGGATACAAGATCCGGTACGGGCCCAGCAGATGGGCGTAGGCCATGGGCACTTCGCTGACGGTGACGCCGGTGACAACGGTCTCCCGGTTCTCATACATTTGGGCGGCGTGCATCAGAATGGCTGCCACCACCGCTTTGTTGTCGAGGGTCAGGCCGTAGCTGTCGCCCTCTGGCACCGCTTCCCCCGCCGGATAGAGCTGACGGCCGATGTAGTTGGCGGCGGCCTGCTCGGCCGCCTCCAGGTAGATTCCCAGCAGCTCGTCCTCGGCGGTATCGTCGGCATCGAGCCGTAACTGCTTTTTCAGCAGCACCACATCAAGTAGCGGCACTGGTGCCTCCCCTGCCCTTGCGGGGCGGCTTCTTGTCGGGGTCGGCATTGCCATCGGTGGCGTATCTAGCATACCCCGCCTGTACCAGCTCGTCCGCCTCTGCCTGATTGGCAACGGTCAGGAGATCCCCTGCGTTGCCGCTGCGCTCGCCAAACAGAGAGGTCGTCAGAATGACGTGCATCGCGCACTCCTTTCGGTTCCTGTATGCCGGGGGCCCGTGGCCCCCGGTGTGGGATTAGGCCTTGACGGTCAACACCTTGACGGCGGCTTTGTCTTCGAGCAGGGCGTCGAAGCGGTGGAACATCAGGAAACCGACCATGCCGAACTCGGCATACTTCTCGGTCAGGCGGCGCAACTCCATG